CTGGATGCCGACCCGTGAAGCATGGGTAAAGGACCACCTGGACCGCAAGCCGGCTAATCTGGTGATTAGATTCTCTTCACCAATGATTGACCAGGGACCAGTCAACAGCTGGGCCAACACTTCAACAGTTGTTACATCTGGCGCAACATGCCCGAGCGCGAAGCAAGGCAACCAATGCAAAGATTGTAGAAATTGCTGGAATCCTGAAATAAAGAATATATCATACGGCCAACACTAAAATGTTTAAACACCCGAAATATTACAAAGCCCTCAGGGCAGAGAGAAGGAAGCACCAAGCTGCAAGCCTCAAGCAGCAAGCTCCAAGCACCACTAAACCAGAACCTAGTTCAGGTTCTGAAACTTCAAGCAACAAGCTTCAAGCGTCAAGCTACAAGCAGCAAGCTTAGGCCTCAAGCCACAAGCTACAAGCTCATCGATCCTTGATCCAGGGACCAAGAAGTATTGAACAAGTTTCGAGGATCTCGGACCGAGGGCCTCGACTAAGATAAATGTATTCTTAGAATGTGTCTTGTGGAACGCAATTTGGTGTGGTGAAAATCGAACTTTATTTCCTTTTGTAACTTTTAACTCTACTGTAAAAAAGTGGCCCAAAGTATTATAGCCCAATAGATCGGGAGTACCCAAAGCACTAAGGTTTTCAATCCTAATCCAAGAAATATCTTTGGAAACTTTACGAAGTTTTTTATATAATTTAGCTTCCGGGCCCATGCGGATTTTGGGGTGACATCGTCATCCATTTAATAATCTTTTTGCAGTTTTTCAGGTAAGATTATACTTGATGGTTTTTGAGTTTTTAAAACTAATCTATGTGCAGTGTGACCTTTGAAGCCAATAATGGGAGCTTGATTCTCATGCACTTCCATTCTTCTAATGTCATATAAAACACCATTTACTTCAGCAAAGATAACAGCATTCTTAACTGCGTCTGAGCCTTCCGTAAAGGAAGAAAGAAATTGTTGCATGTCTTGTACTCTCATAACCCAGCTTTTCTTAATTGCGCTCGGTATGCTTCAACCTTCTCGACTAAATATTTATTATCTCTTTGTAAGTCTCTCATCTCAGGAGAGTTATTTCCAATTGCTTTTAAGTTAGACATTTCAATTTCAACTTCTGTAATTTGTTTTCTTAGTTTTCCGTTCAATTCTTGATGTGAAGAATCTATAATTTTAAGGTTATTATTCTCTTCTGATAATCTGTCAATCTCTTTTTTTAAAGAGATAACTTGTGAGGACAATTCTCCTATAATTCTTTTATTACCATCTAATTGATTTTGAGTTTTTATCCATTCAGACTCTTTCATTTTATAAGCCCAAATTTCTCTTTTATGCTGATCAATTAGTAAACTTAAATCTAGTTCTCCTCTATCATCAACAGTGTGTTTTCTCTCGCTTTCATACGTCATATCTTCTCCGTGTTCTTTCAAATTGTCATAAGTTCGTTTATCTTTCATACCTTGACAATATAGGATAGTTACCCTAAATTGTCAATATGGGAGTTCCAAAAAGATTAACAGAAATGCAAAAACGATTCGCTGAGTTTATAGTATTTGGCGGACCTGATGGACCAGTCTCACAAGGTGAAGCAGCTAAGCTGGCTGGCTACTCAGAAAAGAGAGCAAGACAAGAAGGATCAGAACTAATGAATCCTAGATTGTCACCGCTTGTGGCAGCATATGTAGGTAAGCTAAAAGAAGAAAGACTTAAAAAGTTTGAAGTAAGCTATGAAGGACACGTTGCTGAGCTTGCTCGAATCAAAGAGTTGGCTTTGAAGAAGGGCTCTTTCTCTTCTGCTGTAAATGCTGAAACAAATAGAGGAAAAGCAGCAGGATTATACATAGACAGAAAAATAATAAAAACTGGGAAATTAGAAGATATGTCAGAAGAACAACTAGAAGCAAAGATGAAACAAATTTTAGACGATTACGCGCCTCTATTGAATGCAAGGACTGTTGAAGGTGAAGCAATTGAATCTCCTAAAGTTTCTGAATCTTCCGTACCCACTGACGAGGTATCATCGTCCGATCACCAAAAGTAAAACTACCATCATCTTCCTTATCGTAAGAAGCAAATAACTTAATAGATTTTTTATCTTTAGAATATAACCAACCTTCGTTAATTGGTTTTGCAAGAGACATCTTGTCAAACTCTTTTTCAGTTGCCCAGCCCGAATCACTCACACAATCGATCCACTCCACTCGGACTTTCGGAAAAGGTATTTCGGGAGTTGTTGAGTTGACGACTATTTTTCTTCTTTTCTTAGGCATATAAGAGTTCTACCAGATAAATCACTATATGTTAAGCGGCCTTACGCGCGCGCGAAGGCACCACAGGTATGGACATTATATAATGTCCAGTTGGAGAAAAAATGTCCACTAAAATGTCCACTAAAATCGATTATAACCATTGGTATTGCTATCTTTTTTTCTTTTTGGACATAAAGACACTTTTTTTTCATGTTTTTTTTCATCAACACTAAATTATCTGTAGAATCTCTTATGTAAAATGTCCTGTCTAATTTGTACCATAATATTGCCTCAAAGTTGCCATATTCTCCTTAGCTTCGGCAACAATGTGTAACAATTTGTCAATTTCACCCGTAATATCCACGTGTTCCACAATCACAGATTGTGGGGATGCCATTAACATGTCTATTTTAAGCAATGCGTCTTCCATCTGGTGCTGGTAGCGTACCATTAGAGCTTTATAGATTTGTTCTCTCATTTATCCTCCTTCTTTTTTAATGAATCACCAAACACTCCTCTAAAGCCCCATGATCCGTGGTGCGTGGTCCATGAGTCCAGATTAGCGTAGATTTTAATACTGCAACGTCTAGCAAGTTCACAGAAAGCTAGATCTTCACCCTTCCATTCGTGATCCTTAAAACTTGTATCCCAAAAATTATACATATACTTTTCAATAGCTCCCCTATAACCAACTTCAGCATCCATCTTAGCTTGGTGTTCCTTATCAAACTTAATTCTTTTATTCGCGTATTTAGCCATTAACACTTTAAACACAGATCTATTAATCAACATTAAACCAGCAGGAGCAGACTTCAACTCCACTAAATCAAATGGTAAAATTTTTATATTCTCAGGATCTAAATGTTCAACCGGATACTTAACCTGTAATGGATTTTCTTTTAACCTATAAGGAGTGACTACAATATCCTTTTCAGGTACTAACATTCTAAGCACAGCTGTGGGCTCAAACTCTACATCAGCATCAACGAACAACATATAATCATATTCAGATGCCATGAATCCTGCTGTTAATAGATTCCTCGCATGAGTCACAAGAGAAGATTTAACAGACTTAAAAATACACTCAACGCCAGATTTCGCGAGCACAGCATAGGTATTTAATATACTCACACATGTTTCAACCTTCATCGTGTCATAGCACGGCATAGCTATATAAATTCTAGGCTTCTTTTTTTCCATCAGGTACTTCGTTAGTTTCAAATATATTATCATCAGATACTTTAAAATTAGCAGCTACTGTGATTCGTGTCGCTTTAGATTTAAATGATGATACTGAATGAGTTAGATTCCATGGAAAAATAAAAAAATCTCCAACTTCAGGTTTAAACCCAAATGTATTCACGTGAAAATTTTGTGGATTACCAACAAAAAAACTTAGCGCAGCTGGGCCATCTCCGGTACCCTTCCATGCTTTTTGTTCTTTCTTTATTTTATCCGGTACATCTAAAACAATCACACTAGATAAATGACAGTTATGATGTATGTGCGGTGGGTTAGACTCACCATTCTTCATAAAATTAACCCATGCATATGTAGTTTCAACAGCATTTAATTTAACACCATACCAGTTTTTATAGGCAACAGCATATGCTCTTAGATAAGGTTTGATAATTTTAGTATAAGAGGGAGTATCAATTTTATATTCACCCTTAATGATACCTGCTAAGTTATCAGTCCAGTCCTCATTACTTTCATTACACAATTTTCTTAGAGCTTTTACGTCTTCAGGTTTAATCCTAGTCCTAAATAGTAATGGTCCCCAATGAAAAAATGTATAATTTAATTTTTCTTCTTTTATTGTTTCACTTTTAATTATACTCATGTTCTCTCCTTTGTTTGTCTAACTGACTCCTTGTAGGATTCAGCTAATTCCTTTTTTTCTTTTTCAGCTTGTTCTAAGAAATCTTTTGAATCTATCTTAATATTAGCTTGTTCCTTCTCATCAAATTTTAATTCATTATACATATCTAATCTCTTCAACCACTTATGTTTCCAAGATCTTAAATCAGCGTCTTGAAACTTGAATTCTTGATAATACAGATCAGGTGTACATACCATAATAATACCTTGTCTAATTTGTGATTGATAAACGTAGTCATGTGCCATACAATACGCGGCGATTTGTAAAAAATAATCCTCAATCCACTCCAGCTTTTTAGGGCGATTCGCTTGTTTAAAATCAATGATAGTGTCTAGACCATTGTGCTTACAAACCAAGTCAGTACTACCAGCGTATAGACCCGGATAATAGAGCGTGACTTCCGACCCGTAATACTCTTCAACAGGGAGCAAACCTTCTTCAATAATTTTTTCGGCCATGGGCTTCGCCTCTTGTCCGATCCCCGTAAGATCATCGTAGCCAACTCCTGTGATATGATTCTCCAAGAATTTGTGCATGGCAGTCCCTCGCTTACTAGATAGATTCTTGATTCGTTCCGCTTCTTGTTCTCCAACTTTGGCCTTCCAGTCTTTTAAGAATTGTTGATTTTTTGTTTTGCCTAATATCGTAGTCACTGATGGAAGTCTATACCCTGCGACCTCATAGCTCCGTGATCCATGGTCCGTGTGCTGTGTACCAGTGATATAGTTATATTTATTATTTAGTTTCATTTATATATACAAAATTATAATACTCGAGCTGTTCTCCAAATAACATGGTATAGCTTACTCTTTGATTCTCAAAACCTTTTTTAGTTGAAATTCCACTAGAGGCATGAAAATAAGCTCCATCAAAAAAGATAGCTCTATTACTTTTATATGGAACTTGTTTAGGTTTAACTTTCTTAGACTTAACATATTTTAATGCTTTTTGAGGATTATCATTCCACTCAGATCTTGTCCAAGTTGGAGGCGGCTTAACTTCATAAATAGTCAATCCATTTTTAGACTTATCTTTTATCGCTTTATCTGTTGATACCCATACATTTAAATTAATTATGGAAGGGTCACAATGAAGACCCACTCCTTTTCCTTCATGTTTATCATAAACAAAGCTCCATGCTCTTTGAAATTTAGGTAAATCTATTTTAGAAGATAATTCCTTAGCTATAAGATCACTGAGATAATCTTGATTTTTAAAATAATCAATGGCATAATAATCGTCATATTTTTTATCAAAATGTTTTGCATAAAGAACTCTATGTCTTAATATGTCAAGACATTCATCAGTAAAAAAATTATCCCAAATATTAATACCTTTAGGATTAAATTTCCAACTCCTTCTTTTTCTAATTGTTTTCATTCGTATCTTTCCATTCCCAATAACCTTTAACCCATGAGTCAGGGTCGCTATCTATATCTTTTATTAACTTTTCAGTTGCAGTTAACTTCTCTTTCTTAGTCTTTTTTTTAAAAATTTCTTCCCATCTTTTTCTATACAAATCAGTGGAAACCCTTGATTTTCCATCCCATTTTCTACCTTTTTCTTTTTTACTCATGATACATAAACCATCATAAATAGACTTAGGACCGCGACAAATGTAAGTCCACTAAATAATAATATAAAAAAATTACTTCTCGGATCCCGCATGTATTTTTTTAGACTCATTGTATTTTTTCATATCTTTTAATTGAACTGAGTTGGCAATATTACCAGCAACAGATATTCTAGTCACATCAGAATAGAATGGTGCAACATAATGTTTTACCCACGCAGGAAAGATAAACATATCTCTATTGGTAGGTTTAACAGATTGATAAGTTATAGATTGTCTGTTGCCCTCACCATAAATAAAACCTAGTGATCCAGGTCCACCTGATCTACCGTCATATGCTTCTTGTTCTTTAGTAATTTCGGGAGGTACATCTCC